CGGACGAGTCTGCATATGATCCGCTTAGGCAACGCTTTGAGAAAAGCGGGAATCTTATGTATGCCGTCAAGCCTCGTGGCGGGAATGTAATAACCGAAAAAGGTTCTCCGGTTGGGAACTATATTGAAGACGGCATTACGTCGGTCAATCGAGAGGGTTACAGAGCAACAGTGCCCGAAAGCAACAGGGCCAACGTAGCAGACTTTATTGCCAAGAAGATGCCTAAGTATCTTCGGTCAGACTTCGGAACAGAGAACGATCCAATACGAGAAGCTGTTCAATCTGGCCGAATTGGGATGTTTGGCCGGGACAAAGAAAAGCTTCGCGGGTATGCACTAGCGGCTGCACGTGAAGGAGATCCAGAAGCCCTTCAGGATGTGACGAGGGCTTATGACCGAGGCACAGGATTAAGACCTTTCGTGATTAAGCCAGACGAGCTGGATTACGACGCAACGACGGAGCTTAAAGACAAAGCCGTCGATAGGCTCGTGCAGAGAATGGTGGCCGAAGGAGCTGATGAAAACCTATCGCGGGCGATTTTATCTGAACAGCTTGAGGACATTACTCTAAAAGATTTAGAAGCGGCAGCATTATCTGATGCTGGAGACATTCGATCCAATTTTGGAACGTCAGCACAAGCCCTGGCTTCTTTTGGTGGGAAAGATCAAACAGAGTTTATTAGGAAGGCGGTGGAGCAAGGAGACATTGCGTTTGGCATGGGTTCCTTCCGTCTCCTTTCTATGTTTGAGCCAGAAGCAATTGCAAAAACAATTGGTGCAGTACCCCCGGAAAAGCTCTCTCGCATGTCTTTCCCAGAGGCATTCATAGAGGGCACCAACCTCTTAAAATCAACACGAGATTTCGATGCCGCACTTGAAATAGCTAGGCGCGGAAAGGGCAGCACCCTACCCAAAGAAACCCTGTTCTTTGGGACAAAACCGCAGACCAAAGTCAAATCAGGGCAGTGGGTTCGAATTACCGATCCTTTGGCCGCCAAACTTGAAGGCGCCTTGATGGGTCATTCTGTTGGTGGCTATGGCGACGAGGGAAGTTACAACCTTGGCGGGAAGAAGGCGCTCCTGTCGGGCAAAGCCAACCTGTTCTCCCTGCGGGATGAGAAGGGGCTACCGATGGCAACAATTGAAATGGAGGACATGAATGCCGGGACCGATAAGGCTCCTGACTTCAAGATTCGCCAGACTCAAGGCAGGTTCAACTCCGCACCAGAAGAGTACATGGACGATGTGTTTGATTTAGCTGACAACCTCAACGCTCGTTGGCCCGATGGCCTAGCTGGAGATCAGACTTACCATGTAGATAGATCCGGAAAAACCTTAGAAGAGGTAAAAAGGATTAAATGGGGCGATTTATACAAGAAGAGAAAAGAAAACCGTCCGCCTGAAGGAATGGCCGCGGGCGGCGAGGTAACGAAATTCATCAAGGCCCACGCTTGAAGACCATCGTCCATGTGAACCAGCATGTGATCAAGGCCAACGGCAAGAGTGGCGCCAGGGACCCGGTATTGACGGTGAAGACCTACAAGGACAATACTTACGCACACGAGGTGAGCATCACCGGGCCGTGTAAAGTGATCTATAGCCCAGACAAGCCGCTTTCTTGTGGCGCAAAGGTCTGGATTGAGACACAATCGGAGGTTATTCCGATTGTTAGAAATGAGGATATGGCGTCATGCCCATCGATAAATCTTTAGCCGAAGCCCCGATTCTTGAAGTGGTGGCCGTCTCCGAGGAGGCGCCGGACATTGAAGTCATCCTGGAAGAGGATGGTGGGGCCACGGTAGAACTTGGGGAAGCCGAAGACCAGGAAGTGGACTTCTACGCCAATCTGGCCGAGGTCATTGACCGTGATGAGTTAGACATTATTGCTTCTGATTTGTCTGCGATGTTTGAGGCGGACAAGTCGAGTCGCACGGACTGGGAGCGGATGTACTCCAAGGGCCTGGAATTGCTGGGCCTGAAGATTGACGAGCGCACGCAGCCCTTCCGCGGTGCAGCAAATGCGGCCCATCCGATGCTTACCGAGAGCATTGTGCAGTTCCAGTCTCAGGCGTTTAAGGAGTTGATGCCTGCTGGTGGCCCTGTTCGCACGCAGATTGTGGGCAAAGAGACTGTTGACAAGGCTCAGCAGGCTGCCCGAGTGCAAGATTTCATGAATTACCAGATCACGACGGTGATGGAGGAGTACACACCGGAGATGGATCAGTCCCTGTTCTACCTGGGATATGGTGGTTCGGTGTTCAAGAAGGTGTATTACGACGGACAAGTCGGCCGGATGGTGTCAAAACTGGTCCTGGCTGACGATTTGTACATCCCGTACAACGGTTCGAGCGTGATGTCGCAATGCAACCGCATTACTCACCGCATTGCAATGGACTCAAACGACTTCAAAAAGCGTGTTGTGGCTGGTGAGTACATTGATTTTGACTACCCGGCGGACGAAAACGACCCGTCGCCCACGCCGATCCAGCAGGCTGTCAACAAAACCACTGGAATTCAGCCCACTGGCGAGGTTGGCGAGGTCTTTTTGCTGGAATTCCACGTCAATTTGGACATTCCTGGCTTTGAAGACAAGGATGAAGACGGCGAACCGACCGGAATCAAGCTTCCGTACGTCGTAACCATCGAAGAATCGTCCATGCGCATCGTTGGAGTGCGCAGAAACTGGGAAGAGGACGACGAATTAAAGCTTCGGATCGAGTATTTCGTGCATTACCCGCTCATCGAAGGCCTTGGGGCGTATGGCTTGGGCTTTGTTCATCTGATTGGTGGGCTCTCGAAGGGTGCAACGGCTGCATTGCGTCAGCTTTTGGATGCAGGAACGCTTTCTAACCTGCCGGCGGGCTTCAAAGCCAAGGGTGCACGGATCTCGGACGACGATAATCCGATCCAGCCGGGCGAATGGCGGGATATTGACGCTGGTGGTGCTGAACTGAGCGCCTCGCTGATGCCTTTGCCGTACAAAGAGCCTTCTCAGACGCTGTTTGGGCTGTTGGGCTTCTTGGTAGAGGCCGGAAAGCGGCTGGCTAGCACGGCGGACATGATGGTTGGGGATGCCAACCAGAACGCCGCGGTCGGAACGACGATTGCATTGCTCGAGCGTGGCTCGATGGTCATGTCGGCCATCCACAAGCGGCTGCATTATGCCCAGAGCATGGAGTTCAAGATGCTGGCCCGGGGTTTTGCCCGGTTCTTGCCAGACGAGTACCCGTATGACGTGCCTGGAGCGAGCCGCTCGATCAAGCGGCAGGACTTCAACAACATGGTGGCGGTGCTTCCGGTAGCCGACCCCAACATCTTCTCCACGGCCCAGCGCATTACCCTGGCTCAGACTCAGTTGCAGTTGGCGCAGACCGCGCCTCAGATGCACAACATGTATGAGGCCTACTACCGGGTCTATTCAGCGTTGAACATCCGCGACATTGACGGAATCCTTCTGCCGCAGAACACGCAGATGCCGAAGGACCCGGCAACGGAGAACTCTAGCGTGATGAACGGCATGCACCTGAAGGCTTTTGCTGGGCAGCAGCATGATGCGCACATCGCAAGCCACTTGATGATGGGGTTGTCGCCTGTACTGCAGGCCAACCCGATGGCCACGATCCAGTTGCAGCAGCACATCCTTGACCATGTACGGTTGAAGGCCGAGGAGACGGTGGAAGCCGAGCTCTTCATGCAATACGGTGCTGATCCGGACCGGATGGTCTCGAGCATTCAGAAGGAAGGCATGATCGCTATCAAGATTGCTCAGTTCATGCAAGAGGTGCGGGACCTGCAGGGCCAGTTGGCCGGTGGCGAGGGTGGTCAGGATCCGGTGGTGGCGCTCAAGCAGCAGGAGCTCCAGCAGCGGGCGCAGAAGGACCAGATCGATGCCCAGCTTGAGCAGCAGAAGATTGCCATGCAGGCTCAAAAGGCCCAGATCGACGCTCAGATTGCTCAGCAGCGTGTTGGGGTGCAGCAGGATGCGATTGACCAGCGCTCGGAGGTTGCTCGTGAGCGCTTGATGGCCACGCTAGTCAAACAAGGAGGGCGAAATGCCGCTTAAAAAAGGATCAAGCCAAAAGACCATCAGCTCCAACATCGGAGAGATGGTGGGGGCGTACAAGAAGACGGGCAAGCTGGGAACCAGCAAGCCGGCCTCGAAGAAAAAGGCAGTTAAGCAGGCCGTCGCAATCGCCCTGTCCACGGCGGGTAAGTCCCGTAAGAAGCCTGTCAAGGCTAAGGACGGTGGTGCGTTTATGATCGTTAAGAAGCGTGACGGTAACGAACCTGTTAAGATTTATTAAGTTTTAAAAACCCTCAGACGGGGTTTCGTCTGCTTTTACATGGAATAGCCATGCTAGATTTTGCAGAAAGAATACTCAAAGACATTCGTCAGCTTCGTGCCGATGCTGAAGGTATTGTCTTAAATGGAACCATCTCCGATATGGAACGCTATCGTTTCATGATGGGCCGTCTGGAAGGTTTAAAGCTTGCGGAAGAGGTGATTAGAGAACGCGCCTCGAAATACTCGGAAGACTAACCAACCCAAGGAGAGCCCATGGAAGATAGCATCCCCGATCGTCTTACCCCGCTGGAGGCAAAGTGGGAGGAGGAAATCAAAGCCCGAGGTCCGGAGCTTGATGACGCCTACGACCACACTGGCAAGCTTGTGCCGGAGCAGATGCCCAGCGAAGTGCTAGACAGAATCCCGACCCCTACAGGCTGGCGGCTTGCCATCCTCCCGTACCGCGGTGCGGAAAAGACCAAGGGCGGTATTTTGCTGGCGGAAGAAACCCAGAAGAAGACGCAGCTTGCCACCGTGTGCGGCTACGTCCTGAAGGTGGGTGATTTGGCTTACGGTGACCCCGACAAATTCGCTAGTGGCCCTTGGTGTCAGCAGGGCGACTGGGTGATCTTTGGGCGTTATGCCGGTTCCCGTATCCAGATCGATGGCGGTGAGATTCGGATCCTAAACGATGATGAAATCATCGGTCGTGTCAACGACCCTGAAGACATCTTGCATATGTAATGGAGGTGGTTATGGTAGATAACGATCAGTTGGAGTTTAACTTGGGTGAGGATGAG